ATGTGCACGTTGAATGTCCACTTGAACCATGAGCTAAGAACTTTGCGACCTTCGCTATAGAAATATTTATAAATGTATAATGTCTGGTCATCTTCTTTAGACAACACTGCTAGTGTGTTCTCTGAGAGTGACCCAGCGAGTCTTGTGATGTCTTTAGGAATATACCTAGGAACCTGCTCAGTGATCGCATTAGACTCGTAGACATCTGTGTCTTTGTTCAACGAGAACTCCCTGATGCCTGTGTGATTACCGAAGTCAAACGGGTAGTAAATAAACGAGCCTACAGACACTGGGTCGGTGTCCTCGTTGTATTCAAAGTTTGTCACAGGCTTCACTGAGACAGTGCGAGGTGTCAACAGCTCTTCCCCTTTGAGAACAAACTGACCATTATCAGCAAACAGAATGAGGTTCTCCTGGACTGCTGTAGCAGCTGTAAGGTTTGTCACTCGGTTCGACTCGATAGTCACATCGATAGGCGCTGAGTCGAGTAGGGTTGTGACTGTAGTTCTACCGAAGTTATACTCGAAGTCTCCTTGGTCATTACGTGACCCTAAGCCAGCTTCAGATAAAATAATATTATTAGAACAAATAAAGCCTAAGCGATTCTTAAAGAACACGCTGTTCTGAATGCGGTTATCAGAGAACGACGAGAACGGATTAGAGTAGTCATCACCAGATACTCGCGGAGCAGTCTTGATGTGGCTAATAGTAAACGAATCTTCTGCATCGTTCACAAGAAGCATCGGAAGTGTATCTTCTTGATACTGTAAGTTAATACCTGGAGCTACCGTCTCTACCCACTTACCGATTCCAAAAGTCTTACCACTGTCTGTCTCGAAGCGTACATAGTAATCGTCTGCGTTAGAATCAACGTCTCCTCTGACTTTAACTCTGAAGCCGTTCTTAGCGTAAACAGGAAGGTCAGTAATAGAACCTACTTCTTTGTATACGACTCCTAAGGCTCCTCCAGCAAGTCCGTCTCTAGCGGTTATCTTGAAGTCACTCTGAGTCGAAGTTTTACGTGTTAAGACGATAAGGTTCTCGTGTCTTTCTAAAGAGAAATCAGAGTTAGTTCCTGCGATGATACCAGGGAAATTAGCAGAATCATTGAAAGCCGCGTTGTTTATCACACTACTGCCTCCTCCTTTGGGCGCTGTGTATGTTCCTCCGTCAGTATACGTAGACAAGTTAGTAGGACCATTGGCTATAATCGCGCTAATTCTTGAAGTATCTGCATGTAACGCGTGCGCAGTTGTTTCAGACCATACACTAATCTCTTTAGTTTGCGGAACAGCAGACCCTAGTCCCTCAGGCACTTCGATTGTCACATTGATGTCAATGGTGTCTGTGTAAGTATTTTTTACATGAATATAAGGACCGTAGTTCTCAATAGTTGTGCTAGAGGTCAACGCGCCTGTCGTCGTGTTCGTCACATCAGCTTGCACAGTTGCTGTCCCTTTACCGACGGTAATCTCTTCGCTATTGTAAGTCGCAGGATACCCAACGATGTCATAGATTTCATCATTTAGATACCCAACGCCTGCTGTAGGAACACTCTGGACTGAATCTAATTTATATTCTGATACTCCAAAGTATGACTTACGCTTCTTGTAGCGAACAGTAAGTGTAGCCGCTGCTGGAGTCGCTGAAGTATACTCAATGTCTAACGCGTAGTTCTTTTCGTAGTCTCCTTGCTTAACAAAGATCAACGCTTCTTTATCTAGAGCATCTGACTTGACAGTCTGGTCGACAGCTACAGTGACTCCGCGGTTAACAATAAAAGTTCCATCAGCCACTGTAGTAGCTTTAAGCTGTTGCCTTGGTTGATAACCAGACGGAACATCTAAGTATGTGTTGGCTACAGTGTAACCACCTGTGCTCCCGTTGATCTTAGCTTCGAGCCCTGTGATCACATTGTAGGCTCTGAGCTTTGTATTATCATGTATTAATACGTATCGTTCTTCTTCACTGCGATTAATAAAGTGAACAAAGCTGTCAGCACTAATAGCATTCGTAAGGACTTTCCCTACGAACCTGGTGCCGTTTCGCTTTGTCAACCCATCGACAACACTCGACATAAAGTTAATCTGTTCGTCGCATTGTCCAGAGAAGCGCGTAGCGTCAGGCTGTTGGCTAACTCCTTGAATCAGGTTTGGTAACGATGTATTAATAAGAGCCATTAGAGAAGGTCGTAGTTTCTGTTGATGCCTACACAAGAAGCGACATCGTAGTTGTCAAAGATGGTGCGATCAGACCCGATACCGTCTGCCTCTTCGAGGTTCTGGCGAGCCTTGAGTTCTTCGCGTAAGATTTGCTGTTCGAGTTCCTGAGAGCCGACAATGCGTCCCTGGAAGACTCGCGATGCTTTGAGCGTGATGTAACGCCGAGCTTGCTCGTGAAGCTCAGTGAAATCTAAAAGATACGTAACAGTAACTTTAAGATCATTATCGAAAACTAGTGTGTTCTCGCCTCGGTCAAATAGTTGCTGACCGCGCTGAACGATGTCCTTAGAGTGATCTAAGGTGTCTATGTGTAACACGTCGTCTGTTAAGAAGATCTCTCCGTTAACATTTGGACTCAGTGTTACCTTATTGACTGTGTTGAAATGCCAGCCCTCGCTCTGCACGTCGCGACTAACTTCATCAAGAACACTGATTGCTGTTTGCGCAGAGACAGGGAGAGACGACAGAGGTGACAAAGCGGTCACTGGAGATTCTCCAATGTTTCCTAGCATCACATTGACAGCTTCTAGTTGAGTAGTGAGGGCCATAGTATAATATATAAAAATGAAAAAATACCCCGCCCAAGGGAAGTCCAAGGGCGAGGCATGAAGTTTAGCTATTAAGCAGCAGCGGTGCTAGTCGTGTTGACCACAACAGCAGACTCAGGGCGAAGAACACCAAGTCCCATTGCGTACTTAGCAACAAAGAGAGTAGACTGACGCTCGATCAGATACTCAGACTCAGTTGCAAGGTCGAGAAGCTTAACGCAACCAACAGCAGACGAATGTCCAGCAACGAAGCCTTGATCGGTAGCAGAAGCAGCGATTCCAGAGAGATCACCGTTGTAACCAGCGTCGTCGTTAGCTACGTTAGTGAGCGCAAATGGGCTGTTAGCTACATTCGCATCGTCAGACTCCTGTGAACCGACAGCTACCTGAACGCCAGCAAGATGCGGGCTCTTGTATAGCTTAATTCCAGCGACCTCAGCGATGCTTCCCTTAGCAGAGTCAGCAGATCCACTCGAAGTGTCTTTGTTGATCGCTACGTTATCAGCAGTAAGCAGCTTGTAATACTGGAACGGAGTCAAGATAGCGAAACGTCCGTCACTTGGGACTTCTTTGTCGTCAAGAGAACGCGCAACCTCGAAGAGTGCGTCTACAAGACCAGCAGCGGTGCTTGTGTCTGCGCCTGTGATTTCAGTTCCAGTGTTACCGCCAGTGAAGTTAGCAGTAGTCGTAAGACCAGCAGCAAAGAGGGTCTTAAGGATCTGAATGTCAAGACGCTTAGCAAGTGCCTTACCAAGCTCGTTAGCGTAGATACTACGGAGGTCGTAGTGATTCTTAATCTCAGCGATACGTGGGATCATCGTAGAAGCAACGAGCATCTCGTCGATGTTGATGACCTTCTCGTTGTGAGGAATCTGAGACAAGTATGCGTCGTCGATGAGGTGATCACCAGGAGTGTGATACTTAGCCTCTGCACGACCAGTCACAGGGAACTGAGCAGACTTACCACTGGAGATAGTGCGGGTCATGATCAGGTCTTTAGCGACGTTAGTCTCGTTGAAAGCAGTGAGAATCTCACCACTGAATACTTTGAGGAACAACGCGTTGTCGACGGTTAACGAACCAGACGGCGTAGCGTATCCCCCGACTCCATTGATTTTTCCTGGAATGGAAGGATTAGATGATAATGCCATAATAATTTATAGTTTAAGTTTAGGGTTTGTTTTTGTCTGTAGCTTTTAGTCACTGACGACACTCATGGTTATCCGACGCATCGGGCCGATGGTGCAATGTCTAGCTACTCAAGTTTATTAGACAGAAAGTTTAAGAGAGTATGTCAAGATGCTGAATGCAGCTCCTAACGATACTGTAAGTTGTTCGGTTTTCTTGGGTATCATCCTCTTCGTATGTGGGATGCCAACAAACAACATTAAGAAAAGTTTTATCTATATGCTCAATCACTCCGTATACAGAGCAGACTAAAGGCTTACCTAAGTCTTGCGCATGGTCCAAAAAGACGATCCTAACGATGTCTTCTACTTCAGGTTCGCTCAGCATTTCCATCGTCGTAGCGCTAAAGCTTTGCGTGTAGGTCTTCCTTTAGAATCTTTAAGTGGACCTTTGACTCCGCTCATACGAGCACAGAATGACTTCTTACGAGAACCCCCGCCTGGCTGTGGGCGCTTAAGGTTACTCCCAGTCTTCGCATTGTAATACTTACGGCCTTTTTCGGTGAGTCCACCTTTAGCCGACTTGTGTTCTTTGCGTAAGCTAACTCCTTTTCGTTTCATAATAATTATTAAATCCTTCAGCTAACGCCATGCCCAGACTATCGAAGTCGTTCTTGAAGTCGTCCCATTCTTGCTCGTTGCTGCCAAAGAACGGCTCGCAGATCACAGCAGGACAGTGTGTTGCCCGTAGAAACAACGAGCCTCTGCTTTCTAGGTCTCTTGGTCGAGCTCCTCGATCTCTAGTGCCAAACTCGCGTATAACCGCTTCCTGGAGAAACTCAGCGAGTTCTTTAGACTTATTCGAGGTATGCCAGTAGAGCATCTCTGAGCCGTGTGCATCGGGACCAGCAGAGTTAAAGTGCAACTCGACAGCAGCAGACACGTTGAGGTCTTTAAGTTTCGACGCTAGGTCTTCCATAGCTGCCGTATAGCCAGCGCCGAGATACTCTGCGATAATAACATTAGGAACACCGAGATACTCTAAGTGCTCACTCATAGCTTTCGCTACTTGCAAGTTATAGTGCCACTCCGTTGTTTCGCCATCGCAGGCCACAGCGCCCATATCATGGTAACGACTGTGACCTACGCATATAGCGAGAACAGGAGGCTTGTCTTCTTTTGGTTTTGGCTTTTCGCTAAACCACCAAGCACTACAAGTCATTTTCTAATGTATTAATATATTGAAGTAATTCACCAATAGTCTCACGCTCGGACTTACTGAACTCATGCTGGTCAAGCTTCTGGATCATTTCTGGTATCCGGCTTGGCCTCAGGGTCGTGCACCCAGCGATTGATAAGCTCACGATTAGAGTCAGAGCGACGTTGCGCAAGTTGTTTAGTGTATTCATCACGTATAGTTAAGAACAACCTCCCCATCGAAGGGAAGGCTATAAGTAGTCTGACGATAGATCCGATCACGGCTCTTTAGCTCTACCAAAATTAAGCGCTAGCCAGTCTACGATTTTGTATAGCTTACCGACTAGGGTGTCATCAGCTGGGGTCGGGGTTAACGCTGCGATCGCTGAAGCTGCTGTTACAGTCGCAGTGATTGCCGCAATGATTCCCTCTTTGTTGTCGATGATGTAGTCAATTAGGTTCATAGATTTATATTATTAAAGAATATCTGACACAGAGAGGCGCTTATG